ATCTCCGTTAAGGATTTCGTTATCTTCGATTGATAATACTTTACCAGGAACACGAGCAGAAAGATAGCTTGAAAGTCCAACTGTATCAGCTAACATTTCTTCTGTCAATCTCATATAAGTACCAATTTTTTCGAAGTTCACGCTTGTAGCTGTAATATCGAAATCTGATTGTCCAAGAGTAGAACCTTGAGAAGTAGCAGCAGCATTATCGCTATAACCACTTTCTTTAGGGAAACGTACAGTTTGAGCATCGCTTGATCCATTAGGAATCAAAGAACGAATATGTACTTTTCTTGAAGGATCATATTTAATATCAGTTATGATAGTTTCTCCAGCTACAACTCCTGTGTAATCAGCTGCCATTGTCATATCAGCTTTTACTTCGAATTTAGCAGCATTAGAGTTACCTTGAATCATTCCTTTCAATACACCATCATTTAAAGAAGTGATAAGTGCTGATTTGAAAGTTTTAGGAGTAGCACCAGAAAGAGTTCTTTTATTCTCTACTTCAATGCTATCCATTCTTTTTGTTGCAGCTTCGTGCTTTGCATTGAACTCATTAGTTAAGTTCTGGATTTCGCTTTTTAATGAAGATTCAATTTCACCTTTAGCGTTATCTTTTGCAGCACCGAAAGCCTTTTCTATTTTAGCATCAACCAAGTTACCGATTTGGTCGAGTTGCTTTTGAATTTCTTCGCTCATTTTTTTAAAATTAAGATTTTAGCTTATTAATTATTTGTTTATAGATATCAAGCGTATAATCTTTTTCGATTACTTCTGGCTCTGTGACTTCAATCATCGGCAGAGTAGATCTCTCAAATATAGATTTTAGCTTTAATATTTCTGACTCAATAGCATATCCAAGTTCATCAGATATGTTTCCTTTTCGGATTAAAGATGCCAAACGATCATAACGTTTTGTAACTTTTTCAAGATCAACGTTACCTTTTACATCTAAAATAAGAGCAGCGTCATTAGCAGCAAGAGTAACAGCTGAAACTTCAAAAAGTTTTACTTCGTTAATTTCTCTATACCCCCCCTCGTTCATTCTTTTTACAAGTGGTAAGATTCCAACAGAGTTTTCTGTAATTACTCCAGCTTTCATTAATTCTACAACATCTTTTCCTAATTGTGTTTTAGGAATTTCAGCTTCGAAAATTAAACCTTTAGCATCTTCTTCTAAATGTACCATTTTGCCAAGAGGTTTATCCATATCGTGCTGATATAAATATTTAACACGATAGCCATTCTCTTGGATAGTTTTTTGGTAAGCACCCTTTTTGATAATATCACCATCAGAATCAATATTGTCAAATACAGAAGCATAACCTTTAACGATTCCTGCTTTTTCATCTGCATCTATTAATTCACCGATTGGTGATTGTTTAAAAATCATTGTATTCATATCGCAAAGATATTTAAAAAATTATTTATATAAATTCTCTTATTATTTCTTGAACTTGTCTTGCTCCCTCTGGAGTAAGTTTTTCTGATTCCATTATACCAGCTTTTGGCTTATAAATAACACGACATCGGCAATTTATAACATCAGCCGCAGAAGCACCATTAGTTCTATCACCAGGCACAAACATAATCCCAGAAAAAAGTTCATCATAATTTACTGTTGTATTATGTAATTCTGCGTGTGATCCTCGTACTCGTTCATCAAAAGATGTTTTCCATTTCTTTTCTAATTCATCTTTTCCGAAAGTATCACGAGCAGATTGTTGTGTGCCTATATTAGCTGCATAGGTTGCTTCGGTTCTTACTATTCTTTTAGCTTGATATTCGGCAATATTAGCAAATCGTGCTGTTATAACTCTTGCAGCATCTCTTTCATTTAATTTTATAAGATCTGGGTCATTTAAAAAACGAGTTAATTCTTTATCTAAAGTTTTATCAGTCGTTTCTTTTAATGCTGGTGCTATTCTTTGTCCTATTTGTAATCCAAGATTTGAAAAAATGTTTTTCCAAATATCATCATATCCTGAAGTATCTATTTGCTTAAATAATAAAGCATAATTTTTCCTGAAATAATTAGCGAAGCGCATAGAGATCCTAAAATACATATCAGCATAAAGATCATATATGTCAGTTCTCTTAAAAATAGTTTCAAAATTTTTTGTCTGTCTTGTTTGTTTGAAAATTCTAATGGCTTCATTGTACTGTTCAAGATAATATCTTTTAACATTAACAACTTCTTGTCTTTCTGCAATATCGAGTTGTTTATCCCAACCATTAAGCCATTCTTGTTCTGCATCCTTTTTTGTTCCTTTATTTTCGTATAAATTATAACATACAGCTATTCTTTGCTGATCATTTCTATATTCTGAAACCATTGTAGGATCAACAACACAACGTTGTATAAAATCACTTTCATTTTCATTTATTCTTGGTTTTGGTAATGGCATTACTTTTCATTTTCAGAGATACGTTTTGCCCAGCTAACCATAGCTGCACCCCCCCAGAGATTATAAGCGACATATCCAGCATCCTTCCAAGGTTCATTTTTATATTTTGGATTTATAACAGCATTATCTTTATGCCGAGATAAAAAACTATGTATTCTTTTTACTGTATCTAATGAAATAGCTTCTCGTTTAGCAAGTTGACTTGCTCTTGTCCAACCTACTTGAGTTCCACCTTTTACATCATCACCATATTTTTCTTTCCACTCAATCATTCGTTTAGCATTGTTTGTTGCTCCTTGTGGATAGTTGCTGTATGATTCAGCTTTATACATTTCGTATTCTTCTTGTTCTTCGATTTCTTCTTGTTGTTGATCAATACGAAATTCAGATAATCTACCAGAAATGGCAGCTTCATATTCTTCGTGTGACTCGAAAGGCATAAAACGAGTATTTCCGTGAACAATTATTTCGTGATATCCAAAACCACCTAATTCTTGCGCTCTTATTCTTGCTTCTGCTATTGTACTATAAACATCATTAATTCCATCAACAGCACGTTTTACGATTGCTTGTACATCAAGATTTAAATTTTGTGGTTCATCTAAAGGAATATCACTTAAACCTAAAGAAACTAAATTTGTCGGTACATAATAATCATCAAGTTCTGGTTTATCTTCATCAGTACCATAAGACATAGCAGCTCTTTTTTCGTTTGGAGTTATCCACCACGCTTGTGACATTTGTGCAACCACTTTTTCCATTTCATCTTGAAGTTCTGGTATAACAGAAAAATCAAAATCAATGTAAAGTTTATCACCATATTTAGGAGTTAACCAACGATTTAATTCTTCTCGTATTTTAATTAATTGAGGCATAACAGCATTTTGATATAATGCTTTTTTCGCCTCTTTCATATTATTATATGTAGAAGAATCTGTATTATTTAAAAGTTGTACAGGAATATTATAAACGTTACAAAGATCTTTTATAGAAGCGTTATATTGTTCAATTAAAGAAAGATCAGCAGCGTTAAGTCCGAAATTAACCCAAGATAATTTTTTAGGAGTTATAATTACATCACCAGCATTATTACTTCCTTGATATTGTTGTTTAAATTTATCTTTTAATTGTCGTGCCTGTACTTCATTTAAATCACCTTCATCTGCCATTAATACCCCCCTCGCTGTTTGATTTTGTAAATATCTTACTCCTGTTGTAAGAGCTTCGTTATTTGCATCCATTGAACGAAGTCCAGCTTTAAGAGGTGACATTCCGTAAAGGTGTGATCCTGTGCCATCATAATAAGGATTAAAATCTTTTATATGGCAAATGGCATCAGCTGGTATTTTGTAAGTTCCATTGTATTGTAATGAATATTCTTTTACTGGTTCTAAAATACCTCCAGAATGAATTTCCATAGCTTGTGAAGGTAAAACATAAAGTTCGCTAAATTTACCTACATTTTGTCCTGTGTCTGGTCCAATACCATAAATATATCTGTTACCAGTTAAAAGTCCAAAAGCTATAATTTCTTGAATCCAAGCATTATATGATTGAGATGGATTTGGTCTTTCTAAAAGTTCGTGAAGTTCAGTATCTTCTAATTCAACCAATGCACGTTTTTGAAGTATTCTTGATTGATTTAATGCCGAAGCGTT